CCTCGAGCTCTGCAAGGGCTGCCATGGCATCACTCTTATCTTGAGTATCCGGCATTACTTGCAAGGAATAGTAGAGAGAAGTCTGTGGACTAGAGAGCCACTCTTCAACGAAGGATTGATCGTAGGTCACGACGTCACTCCAGCTATTCATGGAATATCCATGCATCAATCCTGTACGTTGCAACAGGATCATGATGTTGTCTGCCACCTTGCGGTAAGCCTGCCATCCTGCTTCGGAAGCAATCTCGACAGGACCGTAGTCAAAGTGTTCAACACCAAACGTCCCGCTATCACGGTCCACCTCAGTGGAGATGGGCGGGGCAATCTCAGGACAGGTGGTGTAACCATCCAAGTCCTTGTATCGGTAACTGCATGATGCAGTCGGTGCGATTGCAAAGGCACGCACCATATTATTTTTGCGAGCAATGATAGCTGCCTTGTCAATACCATCTTGGAAAGCCAAGGCAAGGTCGTAGGCAGGGCAGGGATCAAAGTCATAGTCTCCCTTGACCACAGCCTCCAGGGCCTGACCAAACTCGGCGTAGCTTACTTGGTACCGCCGTAGGAGGTTAGCCAATCCGAGGAGTCCGAGTCCAACTTGCCGGTCAGATTCGGATGGCAGGTACTCACCAGACTGTCCAACGCCCGTCTTGCCATGGAGTGTGCACAGCTCGGACATACCTGCAGCGAAACCTTCTGGTATGTCGCTGATAGTACAGGCACCGAGATTGAGGTGCTGCAGCAGGCAAGTTCCACGTGAGGGCAGGTAAACCTCAAGGCATACGTTTCCGTAGATTCTGTTTCCTTCATTGTCATACCTAACTTTGTTCAGCCAGATGTCGCCCTTCTTGATACCCGTGAGAAGCGCACTCTTCGTTTCTTCGTTGGTTGCTTCCCACCAATCTGCTGTGATATTAACACAGCGTTTGACCCAAGGTAGATCACTCCTGCTAGCAGTGATAAACTCAAGGACATCACTATGGTTAAGATCAAGATGACAGACTATAGCTCCGTTTTTATAATGCCCACCCCGTCGAATGATTTCATTCAGGGTGGAATAAATTTTAGCAAAGGAGACAGGACCAGAAGCGGTCAGTCCCTTTCCGTTCTCCGCACCTTTGGCACGCAGCTTGGATAGGTGAATAGCGCAGCCTGCCCCAAAACGGAGAGCGTGAGAGGCGAAGCGCCACGACGCCTCAATACCTTCAGGCCCTTCCATGCTGTCCTCAACAACGAAGACAGTGCATGAAACAGGGAGGCGAGAGGTGGGGTCATCGATCCATTGTTGGACACGGCCTGTACGAGCGATGATATCAGTGGACATTAGACGAGGTCGGTGAGGGTAGGGGGATGGTAGTTGGGACCTTTGAGGATCTTACCATCCTCACGGCGAATAGGTTTGCCATCTTCTCCAAGCTTACTCATGTTGGAGTGATGGACTCGATGCATAGCTTCTTCCAGATCCCACTCTTGCGAGGCAGCAAACTGGAAGCATACATACACTAAGTCAGCCAACTCTTTGAGCTGGTTTTCGTTTGATTCAAAGTGGTAGGCTTCATGAAACTCAGACCACTCTTCATCGATCAAACTCTTCTGCATCGTGCGGGTACTCGAGCCAGTCGTCATTTGATACGCTGAACGAAATTCTTCCGCTTGAGCCAGGAGACTGGTATGAATGTAATAGTTCATTTTCAAGATAGTGGATAGCCTTTTTAAGGTCTTGAGCCTTTGTGTTATCACCTTTGAAACCGGCTCTGCAAATATATTTAATAGCATTACCAAGGTGATAGTTGAGTCCTTGATCCCGTATGAAGTCCCAGACTTCTATAGAACCTCGCGTGTAGTGGGAGGGTGATTCGGCCATTCCTTAATCAGATTGGAAACAGTGTTGGTCAGTACAAAGTTCTGATGTTGCAGAGCTTCGTACACGGTGATGATGTCATCCTTGCTTGCGTTTTTTAGCAGGTCTTTGATCTGCCTCATTTTGAACTGCTGCTCCATTGTCAGGTCCGTGACCGGAGGCGGGGGACCAAAGAATGGGCTGCGAGAGTTGGAAGTCATAATTCTCGTGCTGAAGGATCTTAGCCAGCCGAGCGTTGAGGAGAGCATCGTCGTCTGACAATCCTTTCTCTCTGTACGCTTGGCACACAGCCTCCCACTCGAAGTCGCACTTGTCAAGCAAGTCGGCAGCACGCTTGACTCCAATACCAGGACAGCCAGGGTACCCATCAGTTGGGTCACCTGCTAGTGACTGTATCAGATGCCAGCGGTCACCATCCTTCTTGTCAATCTCTTCCACCTCTCCTTTCATGTCCCAGTAAACACCTGGAACCTGACGCAGATCCTTGTCAGGACTGCAGAGGATGGTATCAACATCGGAAGGTGTGGTTGCATCAATACCCAGAGAGTCATCAGCCTCAAGGCCGTACCGAGTCACAGTGCTGAAGTTTTCTTCGCACCAGTTCAGCAGACGTTTGTATCCCAGGGGCTTCCTGCGGTTACGATGTCCCTTGTAATCTGGGTAAATTTTTTTGCGGAAATTTTCAACGGATGAGAAGTACAGGATAACATCATCATCCATCATGTCCTTCGTGAGTTTCTTGATCTCACGCTCGAACATCTTCACAACCTCTGAGAAGTTCGACTGAGCAATGATCACGTCATTGCCAAAGTCAATCGAATCCTCATTGGCTTGGGCGCATTTGTACCCAATGAAATCAGCGTCAAGTAAAAGCATTAGTGTACCTGTGCCCAGTTATCCCCGATCTGTGCGTCTGCATCGATGCGGATTCTGAGCTTGTAATGGTCACCAGCCATGGCGGCTGATGTGGTGCAAATAGATGCGACTTCCTGAGCCACATCTGGGGGACAGCCAAGGGCTTGTTCGTCATGCACAAAGGCGTACCTTTCGTGCTCGATGCCCTGGAGCCTGTCATGGGTGATCAGGAGCCAACGCTTCGCCAGAACCCCGGCTGCTGACTGCAGCAAGAAGTTCAAGGCTTTGTGTGGCGAGTCAACGCTGATCGTACGACCGTCGATAGATCGTATGGCAGCATTTTCCTTCGCCTTGCGTTTGACCGCCTCAACGAGGCTCTCCAAGCCAGGGATGGCATCAAGGTATGCCTGACGAATCTCTTCACCCTTCGACTTGGCCTGCTGTTTAGACAGCTGCGGATCGTAGCTGAGGCCGATCTTCGTTGTCGACGCACCGTAGAGGAAAGCGTATGTAACAGTCTTGACCGCCCTGCGGGAGATCCCAATCTTGTCAGCATTGACCTGATGGATGTCATCATTGAGAAGGATGTCAGCGTAACGCCCACCGTCGTACCTGGCAAGGTAGTGGGCAAAGATGCGAAGCTCGATGCCAGCAAGGTCGCTGTCAACCAGCTTCCAGCCAGGTTTTGTGATGAACAGCTCGCGGCAGTCAGCGTCAGAACTTACCTGCGCGAGGTTTGGACGAGCATGAGCCATACGGTGCGTGGCTGCTCCGATAAAGCAGGAATGGTGAAGCCTGCCATTCTTGACCAACTTCAACCATGCGTTGCTCCCTTGGGATAACATTCCGAGCTTCTTTTGTGTTTCAAGAATACTCAGGAATACCAACGCTTCCTCTGTCCCGATCTCTTTCAACACGGTTTCATCGATGACTGGCTTACCAGTCTCTGTGTGCTTTTTGGGCACCCAGTCTTGAAACGTCTTGAAGTACCAGGCGATGTGATCACGGCTACTGGGGTTGAACTCCTTGAGCCGCTGCATTTCTGCACCAGCTACATAGCCTTGTGTCTTGTTGTCACGTTTTGGCGTGAACAAGTTACCTGGAGCGAACGTACAAACGCCCGCAGCGCACTCTCTGAGGCTCTCCAAGCGGTTGAGAAGGGTGTTCTCTAGCTCTTGGGCCTTACGCACATCAAACGGCCATCCTACGGCCTCCTGAGAGGCCATGAGGGTAGCGATGTCATGCTCTAAGCGGACTGCTTCAGGTATTTCTGGAAATGATTCCATAGTTTTACGAGAACAGCGACGTCTTGGACACAGTACTCCTGCATCTCTGGTGACCACTGCTTCCAGTCAGCAGTCTTGCCAAACTCTCCTTTGTGGCACTTGAGTCGGTAGCCATAAGCTTCAAGGCTGTGTGATCCATAGAGTTTGGGAGGCATCATAGGCCACTTCCTCTTCAGATCCACGTCCA